ACGGGTTTCTCTCCTGGGGTATATGGCGCGTAGTTAGCCCCTTTGTTGAGATGTGCAATACCTTCTTGACGAGTAATAGCCCAGATAGCTTTTTGGCGTGTTAGCGGGTCTGTTAAGTGAATCTTGTCGTTTACACCAACGCCTAAATGGTCAGCTATGTTTTTAGCGTATGCCGCCGTGTCATTATGGTCTTCTGGTGGTGCATAGCGATGAGCTAATTTAGCAGGTGTATCAACCCCATGTTTTGTTTCATAACGCTCAAGCAGTCCGTTAATATGGTCTAGCCCATCTTCAAGTGACTTATACTGCGCGAAGCCTTCTCCGTTTACATTACGAATACCCCACAGATTATAATGTCTTTTCTCCGCATTCTTTAAATCAAAGTTTCTGTTAAGCGAATCCGCGTCATGCACAATACCTTCATCTGTTAATGGAGCCGCTCCGCGCTCAATAGCTTCTGGTTTGCCTTTAACCGTAGGCTCTGGGATATTATCAGGCTCAGCAGCATTAGCTCTCTCTGCTAGGCGGTCTGGGAGGAGTGGGTTAGCTTTAGGTGTTGTGATATGCCGCGCTGCGCCATGCACCCCGCCTAATACCGCTGCAGGTATAGAGGTGTTTTTAGCTATCTCTCCCATTTCTTCAAGGGTAGGTTGCGGTTTATCTGCCGCTGCACTTACTACAGATTGATAACCTATACTTGCGGGTACTGCTGTTGCTACACCAGCCGCAGCGTTTTTAGCTACTGACCCTAATACAGTTTTACCAACATCTCCAGCAACCATCTTAGCTGCGGCACCAGTGCCAGGCAAACCATACGTACTTATAGCACCAAGCACTGGACCTGCGGTTATCGCTGCTTTGTTTGATGCCCCCGCCTCTTTAGCTGCGCCTATACCCGCACCTGCCTCACCAGCAAGTGCTACTGCTGTAGCAATTGGAGCATCAACAATACCAGCCGTTATGGCAGGAGCAAAACGCCCACCTGCTTCTGCGGTAGGTTCAAGAACAGCCTTATTAGTTTTTGCTTTAACCCCAGATAAAAACCCTTGTGCTTCTGCGGCTTTTACATCTTCCTCAGTTGTCGGTTCGGCAACTTCTTGCGCTTTTTTAGCTGCTTCCTCACTGTAACCTTTTAATGTTTGCGCGGCCTCTGGAAAACCTAACTCTTCTGCAACAACCCCTGCACCGCGCTCAAGCTCTGATTTACCAGATATAAGACCTTTTTTAAAATGCGGACCAAACCCAGTCTTGGCTTCGTGAGCCGTTTCTTGCTCCATTAAATGTTGGACGTACCCAAACGCATCTTCTTCAGTAGCGTCGTCAGGCACCTCAATCTTATACACCTTTTTATTAGGCGCCTCTATAGACATTTGACGTGGCATAACGACTCCTTATTGACCTGTTAAATTTTTAAAGCCTTTATATTGGCCATCACTTGAGCCCGCATTATTTGGGACTAAGTTAGTGTTACCGCCAAACTCTCGTAGCAGTGCATCTATCTCAGCGTTTGTGTTCTTTATCTTATTTGCTGCCGCTATCAATCTAGGGTCATCAGCCATAACACCTGGGGTTTTTGCTAAATCGCCAAACGCTGTCGTATAACCAGTGAGCTGCGTTTTTAGTAAATCAGCAGCAGCTTGTTTTTTAGGGTCTAATTCATTACGTAGTTTGTTTATTTGTGCAAGTCTTAAATCTGTCTCAGTAGCGGCTTGGTTCGCGGCTAACTCTAGTTGACCAAGTTTAACACCCAATTCAGCTCTCTGATTTGCTGCGGTGTCTCTATGTGCTATTGCATTATTAGCTACGCTTTGCGCATACACTTCGTTTTGTCTTTGTGCTGAGATAGCATCGAGGACGTTGTTGAGTGAATCGCCTTTTAGTTTTTTCAAGGCTAACATAGCTGTCATGTTTTCGTGCTGTTTCTTATCGATTGCTTCATCAGAAGCCGCAGATGCTTTAAGACCACCAAGAATACCAGCACCAGCAATAGCACCAAGACCAGGTTTAAACACGCGATCTCCAACACCTTGATAAGTGCCAGCTTGAGTAAGTGCTGCACCAATACCACTTAAGATAGCATTTGTTGTACCATCTTTTCTTTCACGAGCAAGGTCATACTCATTCTGTGAAATACGTTTAGCAAGGTCACTATAGTCCACATCGGTGTCTTTTAGTTTACTGTACAGCGAGTCTAAGATACTGCCTTGACCTTCTTCGTTTGGTTTGCGTTCTATAGCTGAGATAGCTTGCTGCGCTGCCGCCACTTTTTGTGCTGCCTCACTTACTTGGCTAGGCTGTACATCAGGTTGTTTATGAGCCTTACTCATAGCATCTAAATCTATATGCTTATCAGGCGTTACCGTTACACTGTTTTTGGGTCTAGTAACTCCATTATCTTTATATATTGCACCTTGTTGTGGTGTTTGAGTTGGAGCTGGTGGTGCTACTTGGGTTGGTGTTTGGGTTGGTGTTTGGGTTGGTGTTTGGAGGATTGTATCACCTGTCCACGCATCAGGTTGCGCGTTAGTTTGAGCACCTGCATTAGGGCCGTTCCAAAATTTATCCCAAGGCTTAACGATATTAGACGTAACAAAGTCACCAATCTGAGCATTGCCTTTTGCAATATCCTTCTTCATTGTGTCTGCAATATAACTTAACTCACCATTCATACCGCCTTCTGCTTGAGCTTTAGCGAGTCTATCCAACTCTTCTTTAGGTAGGTCTGTTACAGCATCAATACTTGAAGGATTAAGACCTGTTAACGCCAAGCCAGCAGTACCTTTTAGAAGCGAACCAATACCTTTTGCAGTTGTAGGTGCAGCGCTATCACCGCCAAAATACCCGCTAGCGTATTTAGAAGTAGGCTCTTGAGGAGGCGCCTTAGTCTGTGGTTGTTGGCTAGCCATCCAAGCTTTAGCTTCACTAGAGCGAGGTTCAAAACCACCACCTCTTTGTCGAGTAGTTGTGTCTTTAGGTTGGTTTGCTTGCGCTTCTTTCTGCTCAGCTAAATTAAGTAGAGTCCCCATAAGATTACTACGTGGCGCATCTAACGCAGGGTCTTTACTAAGTAGCTCAGCAAGTTCATTATTTATTCTTGCTTCACCTAGCACTTTTTGAAGCTCAGGTACGTCTTGATATTGCACACCAGTGGGTGATTGTAAATAAGGGTTAATGGCTACAGTTGATGGGTGTTTTGGGTATCTATTTAAGAATTTTTCTAAGCCACCACCACCAGCAAACCCACGAATATCACCACCTTCAGCGAAGCCTCGGCTAAATATCTTTCCTGAGAATAGGTCAGCGTAGTCTTGCATAGCATTACCAATGTTAGCTTTACCCTGAGCCATACCGACAATAGAATTATCGAGCATAGACTGAAGTATCCCATGTTTCTTTTCTTGCGCGGCAGGGTCTTGTGAGTCAGGTGGTATATAAGTAGGTCTTTGCCCTTGTATCTGAGGGAGCTGATTAGGCATCATAATACCGCGATACACGCCTGTGCCTGGTTGCATAGAAGGCTGAGTTAGCCCACCATCTGCATAACCTTGAGAAGCAAAACTAGCAGGTAAATGGCCTGAGCCGATAAGCTGTGCAAGTAGTTGAGCTTTTTGTAAATCAACATTTTGCTTCTCACTTTCTTGTTGCTGCGTAGCTGCGAGTTGCTGTTGGATGTTACCTGCTACGGTGCCTTGTGGTACTTGACCTTGTGGTTGTCTCATTTTATTACGCTCAAGAAGTTCTGACTGCGCGACAAGTTTTGCCCAAGGGGAATCAATAGGACTTTGCTGTACTTGGTTTAACTGTTGGTCTTGTAAATATTTAATGCTCATTATACTCCACTCCCCGTTACTCTAACTTGTGTACTGCTTGGATTTTGAGATAACCCTGCAACTCCAGACGCATTCTGCGCTACGAATAGAGGCGCATTGATTATATCTGCAAGCTGTTTTTGTATTGCATCGTACTGTGCTTGTATGCGAGCTGCTGCACTTGCATCTGCGCTGTTTAAGGCGCCTTGTGCCCCTTGGTTACCAGTCTGATAAGCTGTTTCTAATGCACTTAGGTTCTGTACGTTATTTACACCTTGGTTAAGCGCGTTTAATTGGTTAGTAAACGCTTGGAACTTATTGGCTTGGTTTAGCTGACCTGCATTAATATCACCTGTAGCTGCTGCTTGTAGAGCTTGTTGGTTCGCGTTATACGCAGCTTGTTTAGCAGCTCTGTCCGCAGCGAATTGAGAGACCGCATCAGTGTAGGCGTTTTGGTAGCCTTTAGTCTCTATATCACTGAGGAGCTGGTTATAGTTTCTTTCCCCTTCTGCCTCAACAACGCCTTGACGATACCCACCAAATGCACCTGATTGAGTAGCCGCTGTGTTTTCTTTTAACCTTTCTATACCTCGTTGCCGCGCTGCTTCACGCAAGGCAATATCGACCACGCCTTGAGTATAGGGACTCATATAGGTGTCCATTGCTGCTGTATCCCACGTGTCGGGCGTAAACTTAACGGGCGTGTTATAGGAGTTATAAATTTGTTTTGGTGTTACATCTGACCCTAATCTAAATGCACTACCCGCACCACCAAGCGTTAACGCTTGACCTAGTAAATAAGGACTGCCCATATTCGTTGAGGTTACTGTCGGTGTGACATTCGCTGGGGTTAGATTAGCATCCGTTATGGCTTTTTGTAGTGCAGCGTCTTTAGCAGCTTGCTCCGCTGCGGCTTTTTCGGCGGCTATCTGGGCATCTGTTTTTCCTGAGGCATTACCTGTGTTTACGTTAGTGCCTCCAGTACCACCTGTGTTTACGTTAGTGCCTCCAGTACCACCTGTGTTTACGTTAGTGCCTCCAGTACCACCTGTGTTAACTAAAGACCCTAAACCACCTGTATCAGGGGCGCGGTAATAAGGGCTTGTTGGGTTATTCTCCTGTTGTGCTGACCATGCAGCTTGCGCAGCTAATGCTGGATTATTAGCTAATAAATTTTTATACACTTCGCCATTTCTTGTTTCTGCTGAAATGTATTGGTCATTGGTGAAGGTAGGTGAGCTACTTGTATCCTCCATAGTCAAGTTAACCTGATTAGGGTATAGCATGGATTGGATATTATTAAATTGATCTGCCCCAATACTGCTTAGCCCGTGATTGGCCGCGTAGTCGGCCACCCCTTGAATCCTAGACATTTCTTCTGGTGATATGATAGCGGGAGTGAACGAAAACGAGTTATTTGTAGGTGCAGGTGTGTACGCTGGTGTATCACCCACAGTCAAGGTAACCTGATTAGGGTCACTAGTAGCGGGAGTGAACGAAAACGAGTTATTTGTAGGTGCAGGTGTGTACGCTGATGTATCCTCCATAGTCAAGTTAACCTGATTAGGGTCACTAGTAGTGGGAGTGAACGAAAACGAGTTATTTGTAGGTGCAGGTGTGTCAACGCTAGTTAAAGAAACCGTACTGCCACCATCATCAAATCGCCGCACACTAGTTATCCCTCCCTCAGAGAACCTATTAGCCATCTTATGCGCCATATTTTGGGCAGCGTACCAATCAGAGGTTCTACCAGCAGTTAGTGGGCCTTTATATGTTGGTCCTTTATAATTGCTTGCCCATTTGTCAAAATAGCCCATCGCATTTTTAAGTGCTGCTTGACGGGTTGGGTCGAGCATTGTGGTCTGTGTAGTGCTTGATGGTACTGATGAACCGCCCATAATTAAATCCTCTTTTCGTAAATGGTTTCGCCTTCTCTCCACCCAGGTATTTTATTTATGGCTTTATGCCAACCTCTACGGGAGGAAGTAAATGATATTTTGCTTGCACCAAACTCTTTGGCTATGGTGTCAACGTCTTGATGATACTTAATTAGCGCATCACCTTCTGTACTATAGGCAGCCCATACGAATAACGAAACTTCTTGTGTCAACTCGTCTGTAAGCAGTTTGAATACGATAACACCGTCTGGAGTCCTGTAGACTCTGGCTTGCCCTAATACAGCAGCCATATAAACATCTTCAGGAATCCAACCTTTGGTGTTCGTTTTAATTATGAGACATTCTAAAGCATTACGGATAAAATCCCAAGACTCTCTAATGTTTTCGCAGTGAATAAGTTGCATATCACGCAGGCAATACTTTGCTTGGGTCTACAGGGTTTGCCTGTTGGATATGCCCATAAGCTTGTTGACGCACTCGATCAAGCATTTCATAGAGCACTCTCGCACCCGCTTTAGTTGAGCCAGAACCTAACGCAGATACCACATCAGCAGGGATAACGAACTCAGAATCAGCTAAACGAACAGGCTCTTGACTTTGTGGCCCTTCAATCAAACCAGCGATCCCATCACTTTGTCCTGTACCTGGTCCGTGCAACAACCCTTCATCACCACCGCCAACGTCACCGCCTTCAGCGTAGCCGTAACCAACTTGTCCGCCGTCAGCATACCCAATAACTTCATGGCGAATAGGCTGTGTAGATTGCAGGGGCTGAGCTTGTGGAATCATGCTCTGTGGGTAGAAGTTAGCCATAGGTTGCTGGTTAATATAGCCAGTTGGGATAGCCCCTATACCCTGAACGTCACGAATGGTACCACCAGCAGCAAAGCTTTTTCTTCTATTAGCAATATCGGTTAGCCCTTTGGGGAGTTCACTAGGCATAATACCTGCCGCTTTATACTGCGCGACAATATCTGCTGCTTGTTTTGCACCAGCTTGCTCATTTAACCCTTGTTGTTTATATTGGTCTTCAAGCCCTGCTGCACCCACTTGCGCAGCTAGCAACCCCTGATGTTGCATAGGGTTCATTATGGTGTTTTTTAACCCAGCAAAACTTTGTTCAAAAGGATTTAGGGACGCTGCTGTTGATGTTGAAGCACCTGGCGCTGCTCCTGGAATCATTGACCCACTTTGTGCGGTAAGCCCTGCACCAGAAGAATTAAGGACGTCTGTAGGAGCTAGGTGCTCTGCAAAACTAGGTGGGGTGATTGCATTTTGCGCTTGAGAAGTTAGGGTAGAACCAACCTGATTATTTAACCCCGCGATGCCGCCTTGTAAACTATTTTCAGTAGCTGATTTTGCCCCTTCTTCGAGAGCTGATTTACCTACCTCACTAAAGCCTTCTGTTGCACTATTTAGCGTTGGGGTAGCTACATTAGTTATTGTACTTTCTAAACCTTTTTCCGCTACATTACCTGCTGCCGCTTCACCACCCACACCCGCAGCTCCACCTAGACCACCAAGCGCACCAGACCCAGCACCAAATGCTGCTGCCATGCCAATATCTTCATCCCCTTTAATAGCTGCTTTACCAGCGTTAAGCCCAGCACCAGTAGCCGCACCAGCAAGAGCGCCAAGACCCATAGCACCAGCACCACCCAAAAATGCAGGAGCAGCAGCGGCAGCCGCGCCACCAGTAAGAGCAGCAGCAACACCAATACCAAGACCTGCGAGAATATCCGTTAAGTCCATCGCTTCAGGCATACCTGTTACTGGGTTAGTTGAGAGAGGGCGATTGTTTACTACGTGGTTAAGAGCGTTGAGCCCAGCCACTTCTGCCTTATTCATGTGGACTAGTGTGTCATCACCTCCACGACCATATTGTGCTAATTTATTGGCGACGCTGTGCATGACTGCTCCTATACTATTTTTACGGTGCCACTGTCATTCCACAAAGACCCTGTTTCAAGTCCCGCGCTGCTAGTGGGTAAATCGGTTAATGTTAATGTTGTGCCCCGCATGGGACCTGGGTTTTGTAACAATGTGAAATAGGTGTTAAGTATTCGCACTGTTTGAGCCGCCCAGTTTTGGTCGTACTGTACTGGAGGTACAGGTAAAATAGGTACTTGTATATTACTTGATGCCATAGCTTATTTCCTGCCATCAGGGGTCATTTCGAGCCGCGGTACACCCAGCGACCATTGTGTGCCTGTTGAATCACTTTCAATCCTAAACGCTATTTGGCGCCCTCGAATCCGCAACCATTTTTGATCTGTGTACTCTTCAACAGGGATTGTTGTGGTTCTTGCAATAGGCTCATCGGTCTCTTGATTATACCCACCCCCAGGAAAATCTCTTGCGTAGAGCTTCATCGTAACAGCAGGTGTTGAAGCAGTTGACCCACTAAACGTAACGTCAGGGATAAGGCGACGAATAAACATAAACTGATACCCATCATCGAGGTCAAAATCCGCTGACTGAATATAAGCAGATATAGGTAGTGCTGTACCTGTCGCGTTGTCTTCTAACCCATTTTCTTGATAAATTAAGTTCCCATCAATAGCTGCAATAGGGTAAGCTCTATTTGGGCAGTCAACCCAAGCTGTTCTATTCATGGTGCCATAATACCAAATACGCTCTTGATAGTTATACACGACATAGCGGTCAGGTGATACAGCATTCGATGAGCAGTAAAACCACCAGATTTCGTTAAACTCGCCTACTGACCCAACTGTTGTCTGCGCCTCTTGTGCATAGTTAAAATCATTAAAAATATACTGGCGTAGCGAACAAGGTAGCGTTTCAACTGTACCACCGTAGGTGAAGAACTTTTTATGCCCCATCCAATAAGTGATGTTGTTAACTGAGATAGCTGCAAAGGGTGAAGCAATCGTGATATTAGTTGAGCGTGGCTGAAAGTTAAACGTGTAAGGTGTCCCAACATACTGTGCCCCATATAATGCACTGTCGGTAAAGATAAGTGTTTCTTGGCGCGTCTTAACTGCTGTAACAATCGTATCACCATAGGTGAGCTTATACCCTCCTGCTGAGGTAGTAATACTTGGTGTCCAGTTAGCTGGGTTATCTTGGTCTGCCCAACGTACAAGCATAGGGGTTTTAGTTGTTTCACCTATCGCGTTACACCCAAGAGCCATAACATGGTTTTCATCTGTGACAACAATCCCTGTAACAACCGTAGGGCAATCAGCCGCACCACTTAAAGAGCTAAGTTTAACCGCATTAGCCGATGGTATGCCTACACTAGCAACACTTGTGCTTACTTTCCAATAGTAAATCTCACCATTAGTAGGTGCAATAACTAAGTCTTGCCCGTAGTTATCCTGGGACCAGTAACCGAGCTGTTGTACAACACCGCCAGAAGAAGCTGCGCTCCCCCATGTTCCACGGCTCCAAGTACCCGCACCCCAACCAAGACCCACGACGTTAATAGACAACCCAGCAGAAGCTTCAAAACTTAACGAAATTGCACTGCCACCATCTGTTGTCGTTGTGCTTGCAGGAGTTGTCACTTCGAACGTAAACTCGTTTGATGATAGTACTGTGATTACATGGTAATCGTTGACCTCCGCAGCAGGTACACCACTAGACGACATCACAGCCCCTGAGATTAAAATATAATCCCCTGTAGAAGCACCGTGATTAGCGTAAGTTATACTCACAGTCGTTTGCCCTGAAGTGAGGTTTAGAGGGTTAGCTGGCGTAAGGGGTGAAACTACAAGTCGGTAAGGAGTGATGTTGTACATCGTCCCATTAAACTCTATAAAAAAGCGAACATTTGTCCCAACGCCTGTATAGTTGTTACCAGCAATAGACGTCCAATTTCTTAATGTTCTGCATACATTTGTATAGCTGTTTAAACTATACTTCTGCCACCCACCAATATTTTCAGGAAACCCAGAGCGAAATCTAACTTTATCACAGGCGTACCAACCACCTTCGTTAGCATAGTTAGTCCCTTCACGAGATACACCAGGGCGAAAAGTTATTGATTTAAGCGGCATAGTTCACCTTTATTTATCCATTCCAGCGTGCAATTTTACCATCACGAACATCAATATGTGTAAATGTTTTATAACGTCCAAGACCTTTGCAGTCATCATCAAAATGCTTCATAAGATACTCTTGCACGGCTACAGGGAGCATACCGTCTATTTGGATATCTGCTGCGTTACCGAGTAGGTGCTGACTGTGAGGTTTACCACCACACGCTTTATTGTGTTTCTCACAGCGATGACCGCTAACAATTTTAATAGGCCGCCCTGTAGCCGTGCGGATGCGCTCTAAGAGTTCAATGAGTTTTGGGTTAACGTGCTTCTCACCGCATCCGCAGTGACACATGAATTCTTCTTCGCTAAAGTGCTCAGATAACTTAGCCATCCTAATTACCTTCAGACGTAAATAACCCTACTACACCAAAAAGTACACCAGCCGCAGTTAAACCATCATGCACAGGACCAGCGTCAATATTCATACCTGCCATTGTTGCCAATGCCGCCACACTTGCGTGTGTTGACGGTTCTTTCAATCTTGCGTTTAAATAGTTCCAGATTTTGAGTAGTTTACCCATGTCTATAACTCCGCTAATTGTTGTCTGAGTTGACCAATTTGTAATTCAATATCTGCAAGCCATGTGGTATCAATACCGAGGATGGCTTCGCGCTGTCTGCGTGGTGTGACTGAGCTTTCTAATGCTGCTATATCCGATTTGATTTTCGCTTTCTCATCTTCAATCTTTTGCGCTTGTGCATCAGCTAGTTGCTCTGCATTGAGGTCTAAGACTATCCACGTTTGTTCCCAGTGACCTTTTAGCGTTTCAACTGGTACGCCTTGCGCAATAGTTTGCGTGTACTTATCGTAGTTTGGTTGAGGTGCATCAAATACAACAGCGTATCCATCTGCTACAAATGGTACAGGGAAAGAAGTATTAGGGTGTGCTGCACGGATTTCAGATTCCGTGCTAACTTGGTGTGTTTGTAAATTGATATAGTTTGCCATTGTTATTCTCAAGAAATTGCAAGATAAATGTAAGATACGCCCGATGCGTTAATTGAACAAGTTGCTTCTTGGTTTACTGTAATCCCCGCAGCGTAAGGGTCAACAGCATCAGCCGTAGTTATTTCAGCAGCAGTTGAGTTTAATTGCAAAGCAGGGTCATTACCAGCAACAATACCTCTAGCACTATCCCAAACCCACCATGAACCTGTTGTGCTTGTTGCTTTTACTAAGAAAAATCTTGCACCAGCCGCAAAGCCACAATCAATATTCTGACTTGATCCATTACCCGTGTAAGAGCCTACTTTGCTGATTCCAGCTAGTGTGGCGAATAGGTACGAAACATAAGTAACGCCAGAACCATTAACATTTAAATAGTCTACTTTTAATTGAAACTGCGTTGAATTGATTGTTCCGCCAGTAAATGCACCATTTGCCTGTGCCGCAGAAGTGTCCTCTAAAAACAACGCGGTACTTTGACCTAAACTTGCTACATAGACGTGCCATTGATATGCACCGCTACGCGATTTGATAATAATCAATTCTGGAGTTACGCCAAGATTGTGGTTGATAATTTGACCGCTACCACTACCATTTCCAGTATAACAAACCACATCAAAGAATCCGGGGGCGCGGGCAAATGTCCACCCATACCAATTTGCTTGAGAGTAAGGAGGTGTAACCGCTGCTCCTTGATACCAGCCGACCATATTGTCCCAGTTTCCATAATTTGCTGTAGATTCAGCGTCACTAGTGTTTGTCACTAGGCCGCCATTTCCAGTTAAACGAGATTGTAGCGTCCAGTTATTGTCAAAATCGCGCACTCTTCTAAAACCCATGTCTGCAACTTTACCCAAATTAAACGCTGGGTCTGACGCACTAGTTTGACTATACGATTCAACAGAAAAAACCTGCGTCCCCGTTGTAGGCGGCTTGTTTGGGCGACGGATTGCCATGTATGCCCATGTGGATGAGTTTGGAATGTTTCCAGCTAAAGTGACAAACCCAGTTGCAGTTAGGGAAACAAAAGGGGAATCTGTGTTTTCTGCAAGGCTTGAATCTGCGTATAGAAGCTTTAAATCTGCGGCAACAGGCCAACCGCGCATACTGTCCACCATACGCCAGTTACTAATCCCATCTGTTCTTTTAACCATCACATACTGCGGCTCCCAACCCAAATTCACAGTTGCGTTACCACTTCCATTCGTTGTAAACGACCCACACTGAATAATCCCAGTTGATGACGTGTCGTGAGCGAATAGGTAGGCGACGTAGGTTGGACTACCACCATCATAAAGCAATTCAATGCTTACGCCAAAATCAGTATCAGTTGGTGCTGATGTCCCCCAATACGGATTTGCTGAAGATGTAGTAATAGCTCCTGTTGAATCAAGTGTCATAAGTTGATATATAGCACCTCTACTATCTGAAAAAGACCGGTGGTAAACATACCAACCATCTGCTCTGCTAGTAGATTTAACAATAATCATCCCCGGAGTTTGCCCCAAAGAATGAGATATTCTTTGGTTTGTAGATGAGTTTTTATTAAACGTCACCACGTCAAAAAACTTCGCGGCTTTGCGGAATGTCCATGAGGCGTAGTTATCACCCGACCAATTTGTGCTTACCGATGGTGCGCCAAGAGAAAACCCATTGGAATTAAAAGAACTGACGTAGTTGAGGCTAAAGTTTTGTGCGTCCGTAGTATTTGAAATAAGCCTATAGCCTGCGCCACGAACAGTATCAAACAAACCATGGTCTGTTGCACCGGTTCTATTTTTAATCCAAACCATCCCACCTTGTCCAGCCAAGTCAATGCCATTTGTGATGGTCTGCGTTGAGCCGGTGCCGGCGTAGAGATAGGTGCTGAAGACATCATTTACATAAAGCGTAGCGTCTGCGCTGTTACCTGCGGCTTCTTTTAATTTAGTAGATAGCATTATGCTGACTTCCCAACCAGCGCACCATAAAGTGTTGTGCTGATTTTCCAAAAGACTAATGTATTACTTGCACTGAGGGTAGGCGCAGTATTTCCAGCCGCTGTTACCCATGTAGTACCCGCTGGCCAGTTAATTGTGTATGAGCTACCATTAGTGAGCAGTAATGAGATGCTTTGCCCAGATGATAAGCTGTCAGTAAAGGTGACTGTACCCGCAGCAGCGCATGACAATGTTGTACCTGTAGATGGATTTAAAGCAATTGAGCCAGATGTAGCAAGCGTGGCAACTTTTTCAGTGTAGGCATCTAAGGTTAAGTTACCCGTCATCGTACCGCCAGTAGTTGCTAGAAAGCCCGATACCGCAGGAGTTAAATTAACAAAGTCAGAACCATTCCAAGCTACGATAGCGTTAGAACCTGTTGGGATAGTCACGCCAGTAGGGGTAGGTCCTACACCTACGATTTTGACCGATTGAGCTGTTGCGTTGATAATGATGTACGTTTTATCTGCCGCTGGTGCTGTGATAGTCAGTAAACCTGAGGGAGTGCCTGTACAACGAATAATTTGATACTGTGATGAGCCCGTAGTGCCTGCTATGACTTGACTTAAATTAGCTCCCGTTGTTTTACTTAGCGTAACGGCTGTCTGACTACCACTAATAATCTGTGTACCTGCAATAGCAGCATCTAAGTAAGCGGTAATATTGTCGTTTACGACGTCACCCCATGTGCCACTTAAGTCACCTGTTTGGGGTTGGGCAAGCCCTAATAATGATGTGTATGATGTTGTCATGTTTTTAACCTGTTGTGTTAATTGAACCCCAGTTAGGGGTTTGGGCTGTATCTATAGTGCCCCAGTTAGCAGTTTGTATGGTAGATATATTACCCCAATTTGCGTTCTGTGTATCGTCAATATTTTCCCAAAGCAAGCGACCTACAAAGGTACCTTCAGTTGCTATGAGCGTCTCAGTAATAAATACATTAGATGTACCATTTGGAAAATAAGTGTCCTCTGCAACACCTTGCGCTAATAAAGATACATTATAGGTACTACCCGCTGCGCTATACCCATCGTTTGCAGTTAATGGAGAATCAATATACGCATATAAATAAGCTGCTACCGCATAGCTATCCGATAAAGTAACTGTCTCAGTAATAGCTACAGGCTTTGATACATCTCCAGTAACATCCGCACTTGCTGTTATCGCATCTTGATATGTGACAATATATTCTAAACTTACTGTGTAAGCATCTGTTGGAATTATGGTGCCTGACACCGTTACATAGTACGTTGAACCTGATGCTGCATATAAATCAGTAGACGTAACACTCTCAGAGAATGTCACATTATAGGTACTACCCGCTGCACTATATGCATCAGTTGAGGTCAACGACTCAACCACATAACCCATAATAGGTACTGTGCCTATTGTATAAACGTCAGAAGCTGTTGCGGTTTCAGTAATAGCTAAATAAACATTAGACGAGAACTCATACACGTCATCAAGCGTGCCGTATTCAACTACATTTACATCAAAGGGTGTACCATTATCAAACGTATCTGCTGCTGTCACGCTCTCTGTAAGCGTTAGCTGAGTACCACTAATTGAGCTATATACGGTAGTGACAGGCGCAGATTCTGTAATTAACCCAGTTCGATTAAACGTATTAGTAAATTCATCTGTAGGTGTTGCTGTTTCTACCACTGGGGCTGATTGCGCTAATGCACCTACACTACTATCGGTTGCTGTTAAGTTTTCTGGTTGGTCTGCGCGTGATGTACCTATAGAAGCAAAGACATCATCTGTTGTTATTGTTTCTTCAATACTTCCAATATTACCTGAAATAGCATCATTTACCGTAGAAGCAGTAACAGTTTCAGATACATCCATTCTATTGATTGGCGTAGAACCAGCATAAGAATCATTCGCTGTTACTGATTCAGAAACGACAGCACCATAATAAATTATAGCGTCAAAAACTCCATCAGGGATAAACGCTGTATCCCCCCAAGAACGACTACTCCATGTACTAACCCCCCATCCAGAAGATGATAACGATTCAACAAGGTCAACTACTTTAAAGGTGCTTGGGACAATAGTAAGCCCAGCAATTGGTGATTGCGCAAAAGCAGTAAAGCCAAATAAAGTTGCTACTTCATCAAATGGAGTCTGATATACATCAGATGCGGTAACTGATTCAGATACTGAAACAGCATAAATAATGCCACCAGAATAGCTATCTGAGCTAGTAAGTGACTCTGTTAAGTAAGCGTGGTTATCGGTACCAAGGTATAAGTCGGTAGCCGTCAGTGTTTCTAAAACGCCAACTTCAATAATAAGTGGACCGCTATTGGGTAGCTGTGCAAACGGGTACTCTGCAAAAGCTAATAGCCCAAACATAAGCTTACGGTGCTACTGGAAAGTCTACAGTAAAAGGAAACCCTGCTTGCAAGGTAATGTCACGCAGTGATTGTCTATAAACCGCCCACACTAAATTATCAACGGGTGCATCCGCTAATTGTGTCCAGTCTGATTGTGTGAGTAGTGCGTTGCGTCTATAGCGTACTTCATTGGCTTTTTGTGTTTTCTCAGCATCTAGCTCATCTTGTTTTTTAGCTTCAACAATCACGTCAAACACTACACCGCCTTCAATATACGGCTCAACAAAGGTTAGCTTTTCAGCTGACGAATGCGCTTTGTCAGACTGTATCTGATAAGCATTACGCTCTTGCGCCCACATTAAATCAAGACCTTCTGGTGGAAACGATACGTTAGGGAACACCTCTGTATGTTCGCCATGAGATAGGATTTGATTGTTTTCAATTATGGCTATTTTCATGTTTTTATGGTCCTTGTGTTGGTAGAGGGCCTGTTGGGACGGTCATAGTTGAACCTGTGTATCTAGCAACGCCTTTTGTAATGCGCAAATCATATAAATACCCAGCATTATAAGCTGATGTTCCAGGGTCGGCAAAAACATATGGAGTGCCTTGTGGAAAACTAACAGTACATGAGACAGCAGTTCCGCCTGTACCATTAACGTAAACTCTTGAAACGCCAGACCCTCTAACAACCGCTATATAGTGCCAAGAGCCAGAAGTAATCCCACTAGAAGATTGCGCATATACAGTTGTCGTATCTGTTAGTGCAATAGTAGAGCTTCCTCTAAAATTAAAGTATAGCCCCCCACCTACTTGAAACAATGAAGGAAATGTACTCGAAGGAATTGTTGTAAAATAAAACCACCCCTCAATAGTAAAATCCCCCGTACCAAAATTAAATAAAGAGCTGTTTGCTAAAGTTAAATAGTCCCCAGAACCATCAAAATAAACTGACGACCCGCTACCAAATTGACTTTGCGCAGTGCTAATTACTGTGTTCCCACTAATAGTAGTGGCTACATTATTACTAGATGAATCCTTGATATTAGTAGTTGTTCCATTCGCGCCATTCCCTACAAGTAAATAAGACACGCTACTCCAGTAAGGGTCTGTTGGTACCCCACCAAGCGTAGCAAACCTAGATAACATAGTCATCGCACAAACTTCCCATAAATGGTTGTACCCGCATCGCGAGTCCAAAGTAAGCACCAGTCTGTACCGGATGTTTGCAAAGTCACACCGTTAGAAGAAAATGTCGTTGTTGTTGCGCCCGTAGACGTAATCCAGTTAATCGTCGGCCATGTGATCGTACCCGCAGCACCTAAGTTAACCCCTTCAATTAAAAGCTCACCTAAGTTACCCGATGGCGGCCAGTTTGTGATTGAAAGTGTAGGACTGCTTGAAGCCGTTGGCGCCCAGCGTTGTTGTGAACCATTAGTAAAATTTAAAGCCGCTGTGGTACTACTGTTGTAGTAAACCCAACCAGTATCTTTATACATCGTTCGAGTCAGTGAATAATCACCACCCGTTAAATCACCACCTAACGTCATTGCACTAACTGTTGCAATGGTGGTTGTCCCTGTAAATGTAGGACTTGCAATAGGTACTGTCACCTCCGCTGGAAGCGTCACAAATACATCTTTAGCCCCAGCGGTGAACGTAACTAAACTACCTGAATTACTAGACGCATATACAGTTGTTCGCGCTAAGGTGTTTCCCGCTGATGTATAAGTGCCAAGCCCTACTTCCCAGTTAGGGCCACCTTGGTCGGCGATTGTATAGTATGTTGTATTACCATTACCAATAGCTGATGAGAAAGCTTGGCAGCCCGTAACCGCACCTGCTAATGTAACAGCTCCTGTACCAGTTGTGGTGGTTGTCTCTCTAACTCTATCAGCTATTACTAAAGCCATACTATACCTCGACTAAATCGTCTTCTGAGAACCAGCGTTCTTGTGATGCATCGTTTACGTCAGTCCAAGCTACTAAATACTGAATATCGCCTTCTTGATTAACACTAAGTGCGCTAACAATGCCTTGTGGCACAGGACTTACTACTTTAACTTCTTGACCTACTTTAAAACTTGCAGCCATGATAATCTCCTAAACTGATGCGGTGAATGTGACAAGCAACGAGTCACCAGAAACAACACTACGGTTACCACCAGTAAAACTCCCTACTGAATAAAGTACACCTGTTGTGGTAGCGCGTGTTTGCGTTTGACACATTAAAGCGCCGGCAATAGTGGCGGATGCGTTAATACTGAATGTTGTTGAAGTAGATGAAAGTGAACCAGCAGACGCTATCCCCCACCCAACAGTAATACGGTTAGTACCAGAATAGGCTGTACTTTCAGCCCACCCAGTAGAGGTTCCATTACCGTGAGAGCCTAAGGTGTCTCCAGCTGAATACTGAGGTACAAAAGACCCGATTTGTTCAACAAGACCCATATACCAAGCAGCCGTCCAAGAGGTACCTTTAAAATACTGCGTTAATAAGTCATTTTTACCTACAGTTACCACTAAGTTTTCAATTGCGTCTACCCATTTAGTAGCGCCATCTGAACCTACGCAGACAACATCGTAGTGACCTTTAACTTTGATTTGTTCCTGCATATCACCAGCGCGAGCAATCTCAGCTCCGCTAACGTCAACAGGATTAATTTTTTCTGATTGCATATTTATACCTAATTAGTTATGAAAAACATATTAAAGCTGTGTTTGGGGCTGCTACGGGCATAGTGATTATAAAATTCCCGTTTGTTGCAGACACATCAAGCCCAAAATTAAGAACCAAAACTGCTTTATTCGATTTAGAACTATTATAAATCAAAGCACCTCTAGCGACTACATCTGTATTCGTCCACTCTGCATTATCAAACGTAATATACGTCTGAGGTCCTGTTTCAGGTTGAGCTACTGTTATGGATTGCCCAAGTAGTATTTGACCACCTGTGGTGTATCCAGTAGCTAAAACTTCCCCTGTCACAGTGTAAGCAGTTGTTGTAGCCCCAATCTGTGCGGTATCAGTATATAGCGCTATTTTAAAAACATCACCACCAACAGCAGAAAAGTTATGAACCCCTTGAAATAGTTCTTCTCGAAAGCTATTGCATAAGCATTGAGTAATCATAACTACCTCACTTGGATTCTGGCTTGACCAGATCTGTAAGCATCTTGACGTTGTTTGCCATCACCCAACTCTTTAAGAATCGCTAACGCTTCCATATATTTTTGTCCATATAACGCGAGTAAATCAGCCTCACCTTTCATGTAGGTGTAAGCCTCAACTAGCGAGCCGTAAAGAAGCACAGGATCAAAATTATCGCCAAGCCAAGTAGTTCCGGCTGTAACAATAGATTCTGGATAGTAAAAATAATGTAGCTCAACCTGATAATCGGCATTTGGTGTAGGTCCTAAAATAAGTGACAGCTCTGTCGCACTAGTAGATTGAGGACCAAAAATAGCATAATACTTAGGTACTCCTGTAGCTGTGGTTGTTGGGTAGGCAGCACGAATAAAGTTAACATCTTTATCAAGCATGTACTGGTACTCACTTGCACCATCAATGACAGCTAAGCTAAACACAGACAAAAAATCATTAGGTGCTGATAAATATTTGTTACCTGCTGTCACGACACCCATCATGTTTTTTCGCAGTGAAGGAAGCTGCACTGTGTTGTAGATACGTGTTTCTGCCTGCTTTACAAACGTAGGAATGTTATCAGCGAAGTCTTGCCCTGTATTTTCTGTGTATGCGACAAGCGCTGCACTTAACTGTGTGTAGTTCAAAACGAACTCCTTAAATTAAAGGACCTCTAGCGGTGAAACCTTTTTTGGCTGCACCAGAACCAGGAATCTTAACGCCAGTCGTTTTCACGCCTTTCATTTGGTCTTGGTACCCACTAGATTTAGGAACAGGAACGGGTTTAATTGCGCTGTAATAATTAGAATTTTTATCCACGTTTAGCTGCTCCGTATCCACGTTTAGTTTTACCGATAACACCAGTACCTTTTACGATAGGCGCACCGCTGACTTTAACAGATTTACCGCTTTTTTGGTTAGCTACGCGAGCTAAGTTACGACCTGACTTTTTCATGTCCGCTGATACTACACCACCAGCTTTCATACATTTAACACTACCGCCTTTTTTCATTTGTGGTACCTGCTGTTGTGGTTGCGCCTGTGGCGCTGGAGTTGCTATAGGTGATATATTTGGGTTAACAGGAGCTTTAGGTGTATTCACATTTTGTTGAACACCTTGTGCTACAACTGCGCTCGTTTTTGTGGGTGGAATTCTTAATCTTGGGTCTGGCATTGCCATGTTAGCCTCCGATAGTGACGCTATTTAGCGTAGATTGTATGGTTTGAGAAGCGACTGGATTCCAGCCAAATAACCCTCTCGTTGTTGGTATAGTATTATCTGGGCGTGGAAATTGCAATGCCTGTGGATCCCACATTGGCTCTTCGCCCACATGGAGTTGTGGCTGATCAGGATTCCAACACTCTCGGCACGCTTTTATGTCTGTAACTGTGCCCTTAACAATTAAAGATCTTAACTCATCCAGTTTGCACCGAAAGCAGCATACGTCGCAGTACCCAAAAGCCTTTCTACCTCTAGCATATGGAACAGCCATTATTTGTAGTCCAAATATCTAGGTATCATACGAATTGGCGCTCTTTCACGATCTTCAGCCGCTGCTAAATCAAACGCTTCGTCAGCCAACGCTTTGAGCATAGTTAAGCTTTCTGGTGCTTTTTTAAGAGCTAGTTTAGCTGCAAGCCCTGCAATCAACGCTTCATAGAATCTAAATGGTACATCAACCGTATTGGTAGCAGGTGACCCTGCATCATCCATTCTACGCAGCCGCCAATAGACAAAAGTGTAAGTGTTTGACGTCTGAGGCAGTGGCCATACCGTAATGGTAGGTGTTGATGTTTTTCTGTCTACATACACCTGAATAGGGCGACCAGTAGTGAGTTTGTTTGGTATTGTCGAATAGGTTATAACAGAGATACGGTTTATTGTAATATCCGTTTGGTTTTGTGTATCGTTATATTGGCGAATAACATGGTCTACTACATCTACTGTATCTGATGGTAGGTCATAAGTAGCTTGGTTTGCAATTAAAGGAATCTCTCCAGAGTCTATAGTCCAAAGGTTAATCCCTTTGTTCGCCCATTCTGCAAGCAGTAAATTAAGACTTCGACGCGCTGTTTTTAAATCGTACCCAGTACGCATCTCAAAAGGCATACCATTTCTGTCGTATCCAAGACGCTCAAAAGCCTCCTCAAATATCTCAGCTAAGTCTGGGTTAAATATTGTCGTTCCTGATGTAGCCATTTGTTACCACACTGGGTTAGTTTGTCCTAGGACAGACACACCACCTATACCACCATCATCTGTGTTTTGCGTTGGTGAGGTGATGCCTGGGTTGCCTGTATAATTTGTGTATTGTGACATATTAGGGATAGAGCCTAAACCTAACTGATTGTTCTGTTGTTGAGGTTGAGGTTGCATAGCTTGGTTGCTTTGCCCTACAGATTGAGCGTCTAAATAACCACCTGCGGCTTTTCCCACAACTGCGTTAGGATCGACTGTTTTAGGTGCTAAATCTGCTGCTGTGTATGCGTTAGGGTCATAGGCGTTCTGAATACCAAACCCAAGCTTAGAAGGTGTCATTACTTGTGGGCCACCAGCCCATATACCCCCAGGCAACATAGGTGAATCTTGAGTCGCATAATTATTACCTACACCTAAGTACCCACTATAAAATGGGTCAAACTGACCTGCCGCGTAAGTGCCTGGGTGCTGCAACTGTTGCTGTGCTGCTATGTCCTGCTGCGTCATGCGAGTATTAAAGTCTTGAGACAGCTTAAGCCCTAACTGAGGTATTTGGCTCTGTTGAGTCTGAGGTGGCGTTACACCTGCTTGAGCACCCGCGCGTTTTAAAAGGTCTGGCAACCCCATGCCCTGAGTCGTTTCGCCTTTAGCGTCTTTCATTTTTTTAAGTACGTCTAAGGTAGACTCAGCAACAACTGGTGCGTTTTTAGCTGCTTGCGCGATGAGCGCGTTGTAATTTAAGATATCTTTTTGTGTTTGCCCAATCTCTTTTGGGCTAGCTTCCGCGACAGCTTGTGCTTTTTCGAGCTGCTTGTCTTTAATTTTTTGTTGCTCGTAATCGCTAACTGCTTTTTGCACTTGACCTAAAATAGCCGAGTCTACTGTAGGCATATAGCCATTAGTTTTATAAAAATCGAGTGCTTTGTCTACTGATACTTTAGTCGCATCTTCTTGTGTACTACCTGCGGGTATTACTGTGCCCGATAGTAAATTAGTATATGGTGTGTAAGCTTTAGTTAAATAAGCATCGTATGCACCTGCCATAGCCTTTTCTAAAGGTGATATAACACCTTTAGCATTATCAGCAATAGCCTGTTGCGCTGTGTCAAAAGCTGCTTTACTTGTACTAAAAGCAGTCTGAGCTTTTGCTAAATTAGCCTGTGTTGTCGCTGTGCTTTTTTTAGCTACAGCGTTTTGAGCATTTGTTAGCGCTGTTTTATCAGCGTTGTAATTAGCAGCAAGGCTTTTTGCTGCAGGGTTATCTGCAGTCCCTGTACCATATAAAGACGCTGTAAGTGTCGATGTTCCTAGTTTAGCTGCATCATTTAATAGCTTTGCTTGTGCATCAACTGTTTGTTGAGCTATTCCAACTTGCTGTGCTAGGTCAGCGTATGTCTTACCGCCTGAACCTGACAGGTCTACACCTGTAATAGTGGCATTACTTGGCTGTTTATGCCATTCGTCCCACGCTGTTTTTTGCGCTACATAGTGTCCAACTTGTGGGTCATTAGCGCCGTATTCAGCTTTAGCTGCGTTAATTAAGGCATCAAAATAAGCAGTATAATCAACGCCAGGGATAAAATGTTTTGTCCACTCATTTATCGTTGACTGGTCTGGAGCGTCTGTGACAATTTTTGCTTTTTTAAAAGCATCCTGTATCGCTTTAATCGTTGGGTTTACTGTAGTTGATGCCATAATTTAGCCTATTGTTTTTTCTTCGCTTTCACTGGTTTTGTACCTTTAGCATTAGGGTACGCTGGGAAGCCTTTAGCTGGGTAGTCTTTGGTTTGCATTACACAAACCGTCCTTTGGTTTTGCCGCGAATGGCTTTACCATCAGCTTTAACCGCGCCGCCTTTAGCCATACACTTAGTTACGCCACCTTTTTTCATACCCATTGAACCCATATCAGGTGCTTTAGGAGCAGATTTACCAGCTTTGTTCTTTTTAGCTTCTTCCATTTTTTCACCTTTAGCATATTGTTGTGGGGTGATTTTACCAGATTTAATGGCTTTACCTTCTTTCAATTCTTCGCTGTATGATTCTTTACCTTTGAAGATTGAACTTAAACCACCTTTACCGAATTTTTTACCTTTATCTGCTTTCATAAACTCTTCACCTACTGATTTCGAAATACCTACGCGTTTAGCTGCTTTTGGGTTATTTGCAACCATCGCCATTAAATTATGCTGAGCACGGGATACACTAGGCACTGCAGTTCCACCTCTTTAAAGAAGCCGCCTTACGGGTTGGCTTGCCATTTTCATCTTTCATAGGTCCTGGCATACCGGACATTCTGGCACAAAAAGACTTACGTCTAGCTGCGTCTTTCTTCGTTTTAGGGTTTGGTGCTGGTGCTTTTAAGTTAGAGCCTGTAGCTGCATTGTATTTTGCACGACCTTTTGCTGTAAGACCTGCACCTTTAGAAACAGGGAGTTTCTCGCCTCTACCTACTGCTAAAGAAACTTTCTTTACCATCTTACTTACCTGAGAAATGTTCAATAGCCCAACCAATGACCGAGCCAAACGCAGCACCTACACCACCCATAACCATAAGCACTTGCCAGCCTCCCTTAGCTTCAGCCAAAACTCTGCTTATTTCAGCGACTGCTGCCTTTAGGTCTTTCATGTCTCTAACTAGTCTATCAACATCGTCTTGCAAGTGTTTAATCTCGTTTTCTTGGACTGCTAGTTTAACTTGGTCTTCCATAGCGGCTTACCCGTAGCAGATAGTAACGTATGAAATGTTTGTGCCTGCAACATAGATACCACTAGAGGCTAAAATACCCTCACCAGGAATAATTACTTGAAAAGGTTGTACTGCTGTGCTTGTTTTACCCTGCCAAAGAATTGGACCTGACGTATCGGTACCATCATAAAGCGTAATAGTTCCTGCTGTCCCGCTACCTAAAAATACTACTTGTTTAAGCCTTGTACGCCCTGTAAACAACTGCGCAGGTAGTGTACCTGTGTAAGCCGATTTGACGTCATACTGCATTGTCATGTTGATTCTCCAATTTAAACGCGAAAGGGGAGCCTAGACTCCCCCAGCTTAATTACGCTGTGTACGCGCCGTTAGTTGGAACATAATAAATCAAACGTCCTGAAATGCTGCCACCAGTAGCAGCAGACGCACCTGCGCGACCTGTAATATATACAAAATCAGTGGCTGACATAACTGCACCAAGACCAGCGCCGGGAACCGTTGCAGTTGCCCATGTGATAACTTGTTTGCCCACGTCTGCATCAGCTTCGTTTAATAAGCCTTCTGGAGTTGCAGTACCAGCAGTGTAGAGTGTGTACCCTAAGTCAAAAGTAGGGTTTGTTCCGCCTGTACCAGCAGCGTTTACTTGAATTTCTTTAATGACTGCACCAGCAGGAAGAATAACCGCGCCTGTGTCAGCAGATGATTTTTGGACGTTGCCTGAGGTTTGAGTTGCTGATAAATAGAAGTCAGCTACCATTAGCATTGAGCCAGCATACGCTGTTTTAGTTGTGTCACCACCACCTGAGCGCCAGATAGCTTGAGTTGTTGAAGTTGCCATAATGTTTCTCGCACGTTAGTTGTATTGTCGTGTGCCATGTCCGCTAGGTCGGTCAATACAAATTAAAATAAACACCTAGATTTGGGGGTGATAGTACCAATTAACCTACTGGTTCGCAAGCTATTTTATTTGCCTTTTTGAGGTTGTCTGTTTTAGGGATTATTTGCAGATTCCAAGGCACATGCAGTCCACACACGCTATCATTTATTAGCGGGATTATATGGTCTACTTCATACCGAACACCTGTTAATTTTGTTATCTTTTGTGCTTCTGTATAGAGCTGTTTTATATCTTCTCTCTGCTCTTTTGTTAACCATGCAGGGGTAGCTTCGCGGTGTCTACGTCTACGAGCGTTGCACAATACTCTATACACTTCTGGGTTTTCTCGTCTGTGTTTATCTCTATATGCTTTCTGTTTTTCAGGTGGACGTAATGCTGCTTTGGCTTTTACAGACTCCTTATTTTTTTCATAATACCGTTTACCTGCGGCTTTTGATGCTTCTGATTTAGGTAGTGCTTTACGGCGCTCATTGTCAGTAACCCAATCCTCTCTCATGCACTCAGTACAGCACCCTTTTGTTTTACGCGGAGCTACGTGTCCGCGTGTGCAAGGTTTACCTGTGAAATAAAATTTAGCACCTGTACGCTTTGCTTCTTCTCTTGTAGCTGGATATTCCATGATTTTCTCCGATATGTAATTTGACACGGGAAATCATAACACAAAAAGAAACCCCCGTAAAGGGGGCTTCCATAAACACGTAAGTGCTTGATTTTACTTAGCTTGTACCTGGTGAACCGTACACACCTAATGGATCCGAGAACCCAAAAGAGTAACGTTCACGAGCACGGAAACGTAAGTTCCCAGTATCAAAATCACCGTCGGTTGATGTAGACAATGGAGTTCTAATGAAGTGCTTCAACCCATTGGGCACGTCAGTCAACAAGAACCAACCATTGTTGTCGGTTAACCAGTGATTGATTGTGTAGCCTTCTGGAATTGCACCATTGTTTTTGATAGCGTTAACGTCATTATCAGTTGTACCAACACGTAATTCAGTTTCGAGCAAACGAGTTGCAACGAATTGAAGCGAAGGAGGAATAACTAATTTTTTAGGTTTAGCCGCAATCAAAAGACCACGCTCGTCAGTCCAGCCAGCGATTTGAATAACAGCCGCTTCAAGTGAAGTTTCGTTTAAATCTGCTGCTGTAGCAGGACGGTTACTAACAGTTGAACCGTTGATTAACGGATGGTTAGTTACAGTACCAGAGCTATTTGTACCAAACAATGACACACCATCACCACCTAAGTAGTTTTGGTTGAAGCCGTTGTTAAGTACGTTAGCTGCTTTAACTTGTTTTGTGTAAGCCATACCACGAGCCAAATCTTTGGTGTAACGAGCTGACAATGAGTCATACAAGTTATCTTCCATCGCTTCTTCGGTGATTGAGAATCCGTAAGCAATAGTTTCGTGGGTGTAGCGTGTTGACCAAGCTTCTTGCGCAGTGTCGTACGCCATTGCTTGACCTTCGTTTTTGGTCGGTGCTGCACCAAAACCAGCGAGTTTTAATTCTTCTTCGAATGAACGATCAGAACTTTCAATCTCAAAGATTTCTTTGTGCTCTTCACCATAACGAGCATACTCATTACCAAATAAGGCGTTAAGCCCAGGAATGAGTTCTTTTATCTGTTGGGATCTAGAAATAGCAGCCATCGATTAAGCTCCTGTAGTTTGACGATAGAAATGAACACCTAACTGGTAGGTGACTAATGCTTCTACAAATGTACCATCAGGAAGCGCTGTGTCTTTTACCAAATCAACAATACGGAATGGTAATGTTGCTGTAGTCGCTGCAGAAGCGAAGTTAGCTGAAACTAAACTATTACCAGTTGAAGTGCTCATTGGTGTTGATGGTTGATAGTAACCAATGTTTTTACCCACTGCGGCAACAGTAGCAGCACCAGAGGTGTATTGCGTACCTGCGTTAGTTAGAGTAATTTTTAACACTGCTTCTGGGTCTTCGCAGACAAGAGCCATAGCATCTGATGCTACAGTGCCTGTTGGCCAGTATTGCTTGTTAACGAAGTATTTTAAGTTAGGGTCTGTAAAGCTACAACCTAAGAAGATACCTACAGGTTTAACAGTTGGGAAGGTGCTTTGTGTTACGTTTGTGCCAGAAGCATTTACGCGAACAATATAACCACCAGAAATACCCACTAAGTCACCAAAACCAATGTTTTCTGCATAGCCAGAAGCAATAGGTAATTGACGTACCGCGCCAGCGTAAACCTGACCACCGATCAAGTTAACTGGATTGAATCCTTGGATTCCTACAGCCATAATTTCCTCCAATTAGGAATATTAGCGACATTTACCTGCCGCTGCCAAAAGTTACTTTCGAGTTACGATCCGCGAATTTAGGCATTCTTGGGTCATTTTCTCTCATTGCGTTGTGATCTACAGACTCAGTTTGTGCGCGTGTCATATTGTTATAGTAAGCATTTCGTTGCTCAGCCATTTCAACAGGCATCTTGCACAACATGAGTCCACCAAGTTCGATGTTTTCATTACCAGAGCCCCCAGCAGCACGCGTGTCATACGTCATGTCAATTTCTGGGTGGTCTTTCGCGGAGCATGGAACCCAGCCCTCACGTTTAGTAGTGCTAACATTTTTTTGGTCTGGATTATTCATGTACGAAGTACGAATCCATCGGAATACCCAGCCTGGTTGAGGTGTTGGCTCTGGTAAGTCGTTAGCTGGTCGCCATGTGTCGGCTGCGCGTTCTGACTGCTGGCGGGTTTCTTGCTGTCTATTTCGTGGCTCTGTCATTGGATAATCCTCATTGTAATTTAGCGACTTGTTTTGCGTAATCCTGTAGGGATACACCCAAGCGTTTTGCGATGGCTACTTGCGTAGATGTAAGCGTGACTTTTTTAGAGGGCGTCGTTCTTGACGCTGGCGCTACAACGGTCCCGTTTCGCGTAGCCCCCTTGAATCTATCTGGAAAGACTTCTCGCATCCGCTTATCTATCTGTGTGTAGTAAGCATCAGACGTTGGGTCTACTCCCTGACCGACCAGATTTTCATGTACCGCATAGGCTAAATTGGTCATTTCTCTATCTTGACCAAACCATGAATTTTTGGCTGCCCACGTTTCAGCCTTTGGATCGCGTGGTTTTTCTACTGGTTGTTGGTATTCAGTATAAGCAGGAACAGGTGGTGATTGCAAGTTTTGTTGCGCAGGGCGATAATTTTTTAGTTGCTCTGCTTCTGTTTGTACTCGATAAAGTTCTTTTTGCGCAGCTACAAGGGCATCAGAATCATTGTCTTCATATGCTCGTTTATACTGCGCTTCTGCTATAACTGTATCATAAACAAGCTTTTGTTGTGCTTGCTCAATTAGGGCTTTTTCACCCCATGTAAGTGTTTCTTTTAACCGATTATTCTCCTCGAGAACAGCTTTGGCGTACTGCACAGCCTCTGCATTTTGACGTGCAATAGCCTCTTTTGCGCGGCGCTCATCGTGATATTTGCGGTTAACTTCGTTAATTCTTTTCTGAACTTTTGTTGAGTACTGACTTAACTCGTCATCACTGACTTCTTCCGCGTTTTCTAGCGGTGTTCTGCCTCGATCCTCTTCGGGAGTATCGTCTTCGATTTCAATATCAATGTCGTTTTCAGTGTCTAATACATCAATTTCTTCGTTTTCGTGTTCCATAAGTCCTCCTAGTAAGCTCTACCAAAACCTTCAACAGTATGTGCAATACCGTCTACTTGGTCATCATAAACAATGCGAAACTCTTTACCCATCACCTTACCGCGTGTACCTGAGTAAGCACGAGTAATCACAAAATCACCTACTTTGCACCAAGCTCCACTTGGAAAACGCTCTTTGTCTTGATAGGCGTCAGGACCAATTTTTACTACCATACCGATAGTAGATGCGACTTCTTCTTTCTGAAGCGTACTTGTTGGTTTGATAATTCCACCTGTTGTTTTTTCTTCAATCGTAGGTGTCACAATCATAATTTTTGGACCTGTTGGGTCAGGCAAAAGCTCAATTAGTTTGGCTAACTGATCTTCCGTAGCTTCCTTGTCAATTGCATCAATACTACTCATCGTCGTACTCCATCTGTTTTTTAGCGAGGCTTTTGTAAGTATTAAGCGCGGATGTAAGCCCCGAAAGTACACCCACGATATGCCGATACTCGGCGTAATCATTTATCCCATTGCCAATAGCCAGCGCATCTCTACGGCTGGCTATCTGTTCGTTTAACTCTTTTGTGAACCAATCATCAAAATTGAATGATTTCATTGAGGTTGTCCACTAGGTGGTTGTTGCTGTTGTGCTAACTGCTGCATTGCTTGTTGTTGCTGAGCCTCTTGTGCTTGTTGCTGCATCGCTAATTGTTGCTCTTTAGCTGCTTGGTTTAACTGCATCTGCTCCATAGCTTGCTCTGCGCCCATCAAATTGATTGCATGTTTAGCAGCAAGTTCATCACCTTTAGCACTCGCGTTAAGAATCGCTACGCGCTCTTGTAAATCAATTTTTTTCTGCTCGATGTCGAGTTTACCTTTAACTTCCATCTCTTTAATCGCAAGCTCTTTTTGCTGCATCTGAATAACAGGGTCTTGAGCTTGTTGCTGCGCTTGCTGCTGCGCCGCTTCATTCTGGTCTTTTTGGAGCAACATATCAGACGCTTCAGCAAGTAATTTACTGAGTTTTGTCTCCATATCTGTTGGGATTTCTTCATCAGGCTTAGGTAGCTCAACACCCATCATTTGCTCCATTTCTGCCCGATATTGGAACGCCGCATGCTCCATAACGTGAGCTTGAATAGCCGCTTGAATTTGCTGACCATTAGTCATATTTTGGAACGCTTGTGCCATTTTTGGGTCATTTAACAGATTCGTGTGAATTGTCATGTGCGCCATATGGTCTTGATAAATAAATGCTTTTACTTTAGTGCCCTTCATCAAGTTCATATTCTCAGACACAGGATCCATTGGTTTAGTCTCTTTACTTGACGGAATAAGCGACTCTACGTTCTCAATACCTAGCGCTTCAAGCATTTGACGGTGTAGATTAGCCAAGTCGTAAATCTGAGGTGTTTGCTGTGCTAGCTGCACTGCTGCTTGATACTGCATCACTCGCTGCGCCATTGTAGACGCATTTGGGTTACTTGTTGGCGTAATCTCTACGTTGCCATAGTCTTCTGCGCGGCTATGCGGCTTATCATCGGTAAACACGATGTCGTAACCTTCATCACCTGAGTCTTTGATAATATCTGCAAGAAGTTTTAACTCTTGGTCAAGCGCGTGATAAACGCGGCTTTGCACCGCTGACATCACTTTAAGTGTGCGTTCTAAGATAGCGAGCGTAGTGCCCACAGGCGTTTGCCCGTTCATATCGGCTACTTTAAGGTCAGCTACTGACCCCATTCTTCGCCCTTCATCTACCACAGTCTGCAATAGCTGATACAACACCGCTGACGGCTCTTTATACGGTAGCGGCAGAATGTTGTCTTTAAGTGCACCAGATGGAATATCAACGTCTTTAAACTCACCTGGAGAGATTGGAGTATCATCCCCTAGGACTCGCATTCCGCGAGTTTTAAACCCCGCAGGTAAATTTGATAGTGTGCCCGCGTCAACTAACTGACGCACAATAGAGGTCGCACTCTTAGCAAATCCACCGATAATTTGAATCAGACCAAAGCCATAAAACCCATCCGCAGGGACATAAGGGTAGTGAACGTAGTATTGTTTTTTGGTTTTTAACTTGTCGTCTTCCTTCCAGTTTCTACGAATTCCTATGATTTCCATAGAAGTTTTCTCAATAGTCACCACATAAGGAAGTGCAATTTCTGTCGGCTCACCGTCTTCACCAAGGTCTTCAAACCCTTCTAAGTTGAGGTCTACCATCATCTCAAGCAATATATGGCGGTCATCATAAATAGCCGAGTATCCACCTTCTTTGTCTTTCGCGTCCTGAATTTTCTCAGTGTGCTTAGCTGGTTTTTCAATCTCAACGTCTTTATAGAACCCAGACACTTGAAGTTTACGTAGCTCATTATGGCTTTTACGCATCACATAAGTGGCGCGTGGGCAACTCGCTAAGTCAGACGTACCATAAGACACCACAAAGTCTTCAGCAGGAATAAACACACTTGTTTGGCGGCCTAGTGTTGGATCAAAATACACTTTCTTAAAGGCTGACCCAATTAACGCTTGTGCCCAGAACGTGCGTTCTTGCTCGTTTCTAAACTCAGGCATTTTCTTCATAATCTGATAGTTCATATCAGCCGCTACGCGCTCTGCTGCTTGCTGCTTTTCTGGTGTTTGCTTACCGAAAATCTCTGTTGAAACAGGACCACTAGCAGGGAGCGTTTCTGTAATCATCTCCGCTTGGAATCGCACAACAGCTTCTAATAGCAAAGGGTGGTTGACACCACACGCGCCAGGCCAAGGCTCCATGCGATCATCATATTTAAGACCAAGCAAATCTAACCCGTCTTTATAGGTGTCTTCCCAGTCTTTACGTGAGTTTCTATCATTATCGTAGTCATGAATTAAGTCATTAGCTAACCCATAGAGATAGTCATCGTCCAAATACTCCGCTAAGTTAGCATCAAACTCAGGCACTTCTTCTGAGTCCTCACTATAGGACATATAGACTTCTTCGCCTGTTTCTGGGTCTACGTCTTGAATTTCAATCTCAATAGGTTGTTCGTCTGCGTCATCTAAGTTAAAAGGTGACATGGGTTGCGATATTGCCATATATAATGCCTCAATGTTGTTTAATAGTAAGGTCTACGTCTGCGCGAATAGTTTTGTTGTTCATATTCCTCATCACTTGAGGTTCTGACAAACCCGCCTTGTCTAAAGCGTAGCATGGCTTGGCTCACGGTATCCACCAAATCATCATGCTCTCCAGAAGGAAAAGACGCTACATCGTCAATAAGCTCATCCGCCCAGCGCGTCTGTGGCGCCCATACAAACCCTGAGGCAAATATGTCCGCGATGCTGTTTATTCGAGATATTTTATCATTACCCTTGGTGGGTGTATATTCTTGCACAGGTATACCCATACGTCGAAGCTCATATATAAGCGGAGCACCTGACGCTCTTTTCTCAATAATCACCCCGTCTGGGTTCCACTCTCTATACGCCTCAATCGCCCACTGCTTAAGTTCTGGGAATTCTACACGTTTTTTTACTGCATCAAGCACGATAATATTAGGCCTTTTCTCCCCATCGTCACCGTCATACTCAAACACACCCCACACTGTCAGCGCACTATAGTCAGCATTATTATGCTTCTCAAACGCCGTATCCCATGACATAAGTACATAGTCTATATTTTTAGGTGGGTCGTCTCTATCCCACTCACGCCACCATTCGCGCTTAATTAACGCACCTTCTTCAGACGTTGGATTCTGTTGGTACTGTGCTTGCCACTTGGCGTTTGGTATCTCTGCTTTAACGGCTTCAAGTGCTTCAAGCGTCCAATACTCTGGCCATAGCGGTTTGCCTGACGGCATAATCGCAGGAAACTCAACCACATCCCAGCTATCAGTACTGTTGTTTTTCGCAGCAGAGTTAATAATCTGCCCTGTTAAATCACGCTTTGACCAGCGAGTCATGACCACGATTATAGACCCCCCAGGCTGCAAACGCTGCCGAGGACCGGACGTGTACCACTCATACACCTTATCGTAAACAGCAGGGTTAAACTGCGCCGCTAGCGCCTCCGCCTCAGTATGAGGATCATCAATAATTGCATAGTCAGCACCACGACCAGCCAGCGCTCCTCCAACCCCTGTTGCATAATATTCCCCGCCATGATTAGTGTTCCACCGCCCTGCGGCTTTCGAGTCTTGCCGAAGCTCTACATCAGGGAAAATCTCACGATACTCCTCACTCCCAACAAGGTTTCTCACCTTACGACCAAAGCCCTCTGCAAGCTCTGACGTATTTGAAATCTGCATAATCTTTTTCTTGGGGTACTTACCCAGCAGCCATGCGGGTAGCAAGTAGGATGCAAACTCTGACTTCGTGTGACGTGGCGCTAAATTCACAATCACTCGCTTTCGCTCGCCACTGGCAACGGACTCAAAAATCTTCGCCATGCGCTTGTGGTGCGCCCCATCTATAAAGTCCCCCCAGATAAATCTTACAAACGACATAAAGTCATTTTGCGCTCGCTCACGCAATTCTCTACGTCTAAGCTCTTCTATCATCAAGGTTAAGCGGCGTTTTTCGTCTGGTGTTGCCAGTTTCATAGCCATTTTTATCGCATTTTCATCCATTTTTAAGCCTATATAGCATGAAATTCTGCATCTATAGTCGCCGGACTTGTCCGTCCAGAAATGCTTTTAATGAGTGCAGTTAGCTCAGATTCCAGCTCAATAGTCGTTTTTTGGTTAATATTAACCTCGATTTTGTCTGAAAATAGCCCTACTTCTGAGCTTTTTGCAAGGAATTCTAGCGCTTTTAGGCTTACCTTGGGGTCGTCGTGCTCGGCATGTTCAAATAGCTTATACACCACATAGTTGCGCATCTTATTGCTGGGGTCAGCAAGGACATAATCATGCTTTGCAAGCATCTTCTCAAGCACAATTGCTGTGCCTAAAGTACTTGGTTTATCGGGCGCTGAGGGCGCCGCATGGTAGATTTGCATAGCTTCTTTCTTATCTTCTGCCGTAGGCACAGGCAAGTCAAAGCCCATTCTCTCTAGGAACGTAGCATTAAGCGTGAAGCATTCTCTTGCGCAAGCAAGCATAGCCTTAAATTCACTGGGATCATCTATCGCAGGTTCGATACTAAATTGTTCTTCCATAGGCGCGGTGGTCAAGTGCGTTAATATACCCCCCTCGTGGGGATGGGACCCTAAGCATAACAGCTTGGATTTATTATGACGGGTACTGGGGGGTGGATGCAAACTTTATTTTCGTCAAATTTTATTAAAAATTATGGGGTATTTGTGATTGGTTTGAAATATGCAGGGAGACTTATGACGGGTACTGGGAGGTTATGTTTTCAAAAGTATGTAGGTTTGCAAAAAACTATGGGGTGTTTGTGTGGATTAGAGATATAGGGTGCGGTAGGCTGCGCTGAGAAAAGCGGGGGGTGGGGCATACTGGGGGTCAATAAGTGCTAGGAATTTAAAGCCTTTTAGTATCGTTTCGTTATGATGTAATTATAAACCGTTGATTTATATAGGATTAGTTTACTTTGCATAACGCCAACGCATAACGCCAACGCATAACGCCAACGCATAACGCCAACGCATAACGCCAACGCATAACGCCAACGCATAAATCCCACGTGGGAAAAATAAAGTAGTAAAAAGTAATAAAAAGTAGTTGACGCGTTAATTAAAAGGCGTATAATAACCAGCAAGTAAAAAGTCACCCGCTACTTTTTACCGATACCATGTAAAGCGGCGAATTTATTTTAGGTGATTATTATGAAACTCAACAAATTGAACATTATTAATACTTTAAACCGTGCTTGTATTATTAATGGTTCGCGTACCATTCTATTAATCGAAACAGATGATATACATATCGTTATGCCATTTTGGGGTAATCAAGCGCGAATCATTATTGATGACAGAGTGTTTTTGATCGACATGGTTGATGATACAGTCAATACAGAATTATTGACGCTAGGCGAATGGGATTTACCACGTCTAAACAATTTAATCGAAACTCTATAAGTATAAAGGTGGATAACATGAAAACTAATACACAACAAATCAATGCGATTGCTAAATTAGCAGAAGAAAAACCTTTTGATGCAATCCAAGCTACCCATTTTTTGGCGCGTGAAATAGCTGGGTATAATAAATCAAGCGATAAGCTTATCGAATTGCAAAAACAAATTGATGATACAAAAAACGATAAAGGCGCAAGAAAAAAAGCGATTGACGGGTTATTGAAGGAATTATGGACTAATAATGTTTTAATGGTAGAAGGCAAAGGCGTCACTAAATGCCCTATCCGTATCGCGCTAAAAGAAGTATTAAGCAAAGAAGGACTAGCAGAAAAAACTATTGCTAACATTTGTGGCGCGGTTAGCTACGCCTTAAAAGAAAAAAAACCTTACGATATAAAATACTTAGAGAAGAAGGCGCAACAAAAAAAGATTGACGACGCTAAAAAAGAAGGCGCGTCAAGTGCAACCACGCCAACGGCAACCACGCCAACGGCAACCACGCCAACGGCAACCACGCCAACGGCAACCACGCCAACGGCAACCACGCCAACGGCAACCACGCCAACGGCAACCACGCCAGCTAAAACACCTAATTCGCCATTGAGCGTCGCTGAATTAAAAACTAATCTTAACTTGATTCTACCAAACATGATTCTAAGCGCAAAAAATACGCGCAAAAATTGCAAAAACGAGTTTAATAATAGTGTATTGGATGAATTAATAAGCCTGCTAAATGATGTGTCGGATTGTGTAGGTAATTTAGGATCCGGTAAATAAAATATAGCTATCCACTCACCACATAGAATACCCGCATAAAGCGGGTATTTTTTTGCCTAATAAAAATGGATATACCTCTAGATTGAACAGAATGTACCGCAAAGTTAACGATCATCAATCGACCTAAGCTACCCTACTAGTAAATTATAAACGTGGCTTAGAACGCATTCTCGCACGCCTACCACTCGAACCCGCATAACAGCGGGTTTTTTATTGCCTGCGATTTAGCAGAACGGGTATCGGATAGCACAGCACAGAATTCCCACGTGGGAAAACTGCATGAAGCGTAGCTAGGTTTTGTAACACAACGGGTATCGGATAGCACAGCACAGAATATTTTTAATTTCAAGTGATTTATTTTGTACAACGCACCTTTTATTATGCAACACTTTACTTGTGCCATGCAGTTCATATGTTTTTCTTATGATTATCATAGTTTATTATTATTATTTACTTACTTACTTAATAATATATATAGACTGGCAACACTTATATTTAAGAGTATGTGGGAATTTTTTCATTTTTTTTTAAATGTTATATTATAACATTGCTTATTGATAATTTTTTTCTATAAATCTATACACTCTCTAATTTTTGTGTTGCCAGTCTAAACAGCCAAGTAACCACTTCACACCCCCAAAAATTCTCTATGTCTTTCATATATAAACTTCGCTCTCACCGAGCACAAGGATTGCGTTGCACAGTAAAAAGTGGTCACTAAACTCATTTCTCTATGTCTTGCATGCATTATCCCCCATGAACTCTATAAACATAAGCAAACCACATAAATAAATACCACTTGTCAATACTCTTGCATATTGACCCATCTAATCTCACAAGCAAGCCACCTATGGAATGCCACATAAACTAATCACTGCTTAACGAAGACTTTGCTATCCCAGACTATTGCTTATCGACCAAACCAGAGCGTAAGAAAACCACATTATGCACTTTACCGGGAACACACCACAGCCACATACCAACCAAATTCAGTCACAATTGACACGCTTAACGAAAACATATATTATTCACATTCCTTCACACACAAGAGAGATTAAAAAGATGGCAACGAAACTAAAAAATATCCCTGCATTAAACGAGCTAAAATCTTTATTTATTTACATCGACTCCCGCACTGATGGCGGTGCATTATCCGCATATGAGGGTAGACTCTACCCCACTGACTTGTATTTTGATAAGTCAACCAACTTCGTTAAGGCTATTTTTGACGAGGGAGAGTCCCTATTTTGCATGACCCAAGATGCAACCCGCTATATAAAAATCAAAGGTCATCGTATGCCTGAAGATAAACTTATCTGGTATTACCACAAAGGCAAATACCCCATGACGGCAATGGATCATGTTAATGGCAACCTATTAGACTCTCGCATAGAGAATATTAAACCCTCAGGCAGTGTGCGAAAAAACGCGGCAGAAATTAAGAAAAACAAACTTGCACAAGCAGGGCGTATAAACCCGCAGGAGCTGCAAAATAAGACGCCGCAAAGTGGCGTGGTAGGTATTTACTACACGACGACGCAGCACAATGCCTATATGTGGAAAGTAGAGTATATAACCAATACCGTTAAAGAAGTACCATGTGATGAGCATGGCAACGTGATAGATTTTCGCTCGAAGGGGTGGTATAAACGCAAAACGAAGTTGATAAGAAAACGCAGTAAGACTTTTTTAGGTTTTTACGTCACGCTAGACGAGGCGAAACGTGCCTTGAGATTGCATACCAACGAGGTGCGATATGGGGTATGCAGATGGCACACCGACAATAAGATAAAAACACTATGTAATATGATACGCGACACAAAAGGTGGGACACACGAGGGGGTGTATGTGTACATAAATATGCTCTCATACAGAGAGGTGCTACCACTAGGCGATGTGAGTGAGATAGCAGACCGGTTAGGGTTTAATAACCGACCATTGCAAGTTAAAGAGAGTGCATAAGCATGAGAAAATTATATACGATAGATTTTAGGCTATCTGATGATGGTTTAGTGCGCATTCAGCACTGCAATAGGCTATGGCGATTGCCTTTTGATAAGGTTAAACATAAAGATGCTTTAGACTGCATACTCCAACACTTAGCAGATAAGGACGTGGATATTATAGGGTTGCTTGAGCAAGACGCATGGAGCGTTGAGCAGTTAGTAGTAGGCGCACCAGTGGAGTTTAACTAACACAACGGGTCTCAAGGAAGAGACCCAAATAATAAACACTTGACAAATGTAGTATTATGTAGTATAATCTAACCT